GTAAATATAAGGTTTGATTTGATTGTACTATTAACAGTTAGATCATCTGCCGCAGCATCACCAATCGTAGTATCGCCAGAAATTGTAGCATTACCTGATAAGAAGATATTACGTGGGCGTGTAGCTCCCGATGCACCTATATCGTAGGTAGCGTCAGTAAATATAAGGTTTGATTTGATTGTACTATTAACAGTTAGATCATCTGCTGCAGCATCACCAATCGTCGTATCACCAGAAATTGTAACAGTGACAGCAGATAAACTACCTACAGATGTAATGTCATTGCCTTGTGAATCTAAGTTACCGCCAAGCTGGGGTGTGGTGTCCTCTACAACATTTGCAATAGCACTAGATGTCGCTAGACCTTGTACTATTGTGCTACGTGTTACTTTCTTTAAGCCGCCACCTGAAGTGTCAATAGCTAAGAATACGTCATCACCCGCTATTGAAGATAGTTCTGATAGACTACCGATTGTAGTTGGACTAAAGTTAGTACCGTCTGCGACCAACAATGCGTCTGCGGTATTAGTACCCATTGTAATATCATCGCCCGAAACAGTCAAATCTACAAACGTAGGGCTGTCGGTAGTTGCCAGGCCCTGATTGATAGCCTTAACACTTGCGAGGTCAGTTAGCTCACTGTCCATTAGTGCACCCGCAGCTGTAACACTTGTTGTGCTTACAACGTCTGCTCCTGCTTCAATACCGTCTAACTTAGTATGGTCAGCATCAGTAAAAACATTAGAATCTGATGCAGCTTCAACCGCTGTTCGGATCTCAGCGTTTGTTTGGTCTGCGGTAGCTGAAGCTTCAATACCGTCTAACTTAGTTCCATCTGTTGCTACATCACGACCATCAACTGTACCGCCAACACTTATGTTTCCAGCTATAGTTATGTTTGTTTCAAGCATTGAGCTAACAATAGCGCCAGCGCCAATTACAAAATCTAAGGTGTTATCAGCATCGTCGTATGTAACTGCAATACCTGTTTCAGTGTTGCTTGTTACCATTGCACCTACAGTGTCTGCAATAGTTTCTGAGAGCGTGATGCCAGCAATAGTAATCGCATCAGCTTCTAATGTGCCATTGATGTATGCGTCTTTAAACTGTAGGGCGCTTGCTCCTAAATCAATATCATTATCAGTTACCGGAACTATTGCGCCATCTTGGATACGAACTTGTTCAACAGCCGAGCTGCTTACTTCAACAAAGAAACCCCAACGGTTATTAGTGCTATCTACAACAAGTTTATTTAAAAAATCCTGGTCACCAATAGTCTCAATATTGCCGCCTTCTCCAGCACCACCATCGTGTTGATGTCCTGTTGTACCTGAAGCAGCATAAACAAAAGCATTTAAAAGTTGGTTATATTCGTTGTTAAATAAAGCGGCTGTTATTACATCACCATCATCAAAAGAACTTTGTCTTGTATAGCCTGTTCCTGCCATTTCTTATCTCCTGCCTGATGGCACGTAATTTATATATAGCCCGTTTAATGAATAAGGGGCGCACTGATCGTCGGTTTTAATTTGGAAACTTACGGTGTGACCGCTTCCTTCAAGAACTTGACGAGACATTGGATCATTAGTGCCTTCAAAAATAGCACTTGCAAAAAGGGCAGTTCCGAAAACAGGAGGAACCGGAATACCTTCAAGTGCTATATCTGAAGGCTGTGCAACATCAGAGTCTACAAAGTCAAACTGCGTTCTGAGCGTGGGTTCTAATGAACCTTCAGGGGAAACAGAAAGCTTCAAATACTTCATAGTCTTTCTAGTTCCAACATCACCAAAATCTAAAAAAGGTGTCGTATATCTAGCGTCAATATTGAAAGCAGAGCCTGTTTCCATAAAAGAACTACCTGTATCGTGATTATAAATATATCCATTTTTATCACCATGATATATTTTTTCTATTCCAGACGAGTTAAAATCAGATACAATAGAAGAACATTGAATTCCTTCGGTTTCTCCCCACTCAAACCCATCTTTAGTTAAGGTTCCTATAATTCCTTTAGCTTTATTAATCGCTCCACCATCTGTAGAATAATATAAACGATATTGAGAACGTCTTCGTAACACACAACTTGTAATAGTAAAGTCAGCAATATCTCTAGCAATAATAGAAGTTACAGACTGTATTTGTCGGCTTACTGATCCTAGCTCTACGTCACCAATTCTTGCTGTTGCTGCTACAGATCTAACACCGTCTGGGCTTAGAAATACTAGGTCGCCTCCAATTTCTTGAATACTATGATGACTTAAACAGCCTACGTTTTTTGCAATAGGAACAACTGCAATATTACTTGAATCATTAATGTTTATAAGTTTATAAATGCTGTTTTCACAGAAAATAATTAAGTCTGTTCGGAAACTTCTTAGTCCTATAATTTGATCATCAATAGAGACGCTTCCTGCACCAGCACCACTAAAGTTATCAGGCTCCAACGTATGACTATAGTAAAGTGTATTTTTTTGTGTAGAAGCTCCAGCAACTACAAAATGTTTATCGTGAACTACGCCTACTTTAGGAGCTACTGTTCCAGAAACAGTTATTTCTTTTGCAAAATAAGTTCGTCCTGATAATGCTCCTGTCCCTGTCATTTTAAAAAAGAAAGGTTTATTTTGTCCATCACAAATTAAAACTTGTCCAAACTCTTCATTGCCTTCAAAAACTTCAATAGTGGTTTGCTCTTGGCCTGTTCTTGCTAGGGTTGATCGCCCAGTAAACGTAGAATGACTATCTCCACCAGAAGCTACACTATCTTTATTAATTTGCAGCCACGTAGTTCCATCGTTAGTGAAATAAATATTTGTTCCGCTGCAAGCAATAAGGCCGTCTGCATAAACTGCTAAACCTAATAAGGGTGTGTTTGCATTAGGTCTAGTGTCTCCAAAAGCTGTATAGCCATTTATTCTTCTATAGCCGCCATCAGGATCAACTTCAAAGTTTTTAAGCTCTGTAGCAAAGCCAGGCTGACCTAACATTTCAAGCTGATTAAGATTAGTATTTAGCCCTCCCTTACACGAAATACCAAACGGTTGAGAAGCCGCCATGCTATACGAATCTCATTCGATCATCTGAAATGTACACAGGAACAGGAGACATTAAATTAGATTTCATGCTGCTTAAACCTTTTTTATAATCCGCTAGAGCAAAAGCAGCAGACTGCGGATTATCTTTAAACTGCCACATGTGGTATCTAGCTCTTGCTATTAGAACAGATGTATAGACATCGGGGAATACAATAACATCTGAGTGTGCGCTTAAACGTGAAGGAGAGTCCCATGCAAAATACCAGATGCGATAAACTTTATCTGGTATTGGACTTAATCCAAAATTACGAGAATCTGGACTTCGTATAATAGCAGTAGGTTTACCGTAGGTTTGTGTGTCTGAATCATCTAAGTTTTCAGAAGTTCGTCTAAAATCTTTCCAGTTTTCAAGTGTTATAAAACGTAAGTTTCCGTCCTCGTAAGGAGCTGTTTCTCCACTAACACCTACAGTAGTAAGATAAAAGTTATCCCAATCTACTGATCCATAATCTGTTGTAATGCTAGAGCTTGCTGGTTTTAGTTCATACCAACGAGTTCCAGCTACTGTTTCTAAATATACGTTCCCGTACATTGGATCTGTTCCACCACTATCAGAAACAGATAAAAAAGGCCACTGAGGTTCTTCATTAACTATATCAAAGTAAGCTCTATTAATACTATCTTTAGCGTGTTGTTGTACACTTCGGGCAGTACTAAAAGCCGCAGACGTTAACACTACTTCATTTAACTCTCTTAAAAGCTCGTTTGTTAATTGTAAAAAAGTTGTAGCCATCGTTTTAAACTGCCTTTGTTTTAGTTTTAGAAGTTTCTTTTTTGCCCCAAATTAAATCCCAGTTATTTCTGTAGTTTTGGTTGTTGCTACCCCAAGCGCCCAATGTTTTTCCTTTTCTTGCGCCTTTAATCATTATCGGTTTAGAATTACTTCCTAGAACAGCCATACGTTTCCTTTTTTTTTAAAAAAAAAGATTAGGGGGTTTTTACACCCCCTTCTCTCATTACTTGCTTAGTCGATACCGTAGAACGCTGAAACCAAAGCTTCAGGACGTAATACTTTAGCGCCATACACATGCAAGCCTCGACAGATATCACCAAAGCTATCTGGGTCACGAAGAACCTCAGTGCTTGTGATGGTTTGTGCCGTGGCAGTAGAACTCATGTGTCCACTAATTATCTTACCTGCTGCGTTAGTCGTAGAGGCAATATTGTTGGATTTATACATATCAAAGCCTCGTAATTTTCCAGAAGATACCAGACCATTACGGATAGAGCCTTGACCAGCGTTAAAGTCAACAGACATCAATTTAGAACTTGACTGTCCCAACTGCTCGTAAAAGCTAGGGGGAGCCAGGAACCAACGACCTTCTTCAGGGATATTCTGTTCGTCAAGAAGACGAGCCATATATGCCATTACATCAAGAGGATCATGTTCACTTGTACCAAAACCAATATCCAAGTTACCAGTACCATCAAAAGTACCAGCAGCTAAATCAGTAGCATTATCGCTACCAAGGATATGGTTAGGGCTTGATGCAGAAACACCTGTAAACATCGCAGCAATTACGCCTTCATCAAAAGCATCACGCAGAGCGTAAGCAGCAGATGAAGCAGCAACTTCTTTAAAGTTGACATGAGACATAGAAGTTTCAATGTCATCAACGATGAACTTAAATGCGTTCGCCGTATCAACAACCAAACTTATTTCTTGGTCAGTCAGCTTAGTTTGAGTTACATCAGCACCGCGTTCGTACTGATATACTGTGATTACAGGCTCTTTGATGATCTTTACAGAATCACCAAAAGCTGTAATTTCACCCGAATAATCGGTATTTGTGATCGCTTCACATACTGAAGATTTACGGAAGAAGTTTAAAACCTTCTTAGAATAAATCGCCGGAAGGAAGAACGAGTTTGTTTGACCAGTTACAGAATTACCAAAGTTACCATCGGTATCTGTACCCTGTTCAAAGTACTGATCTGATTGGTTATAAGCCATGTTAGAGTACTCCTAAAAGATAAATTAAGTTAGGGAACTACTCTGCCTTCCATTACAGCCTCATCAATTTCACTTTCGTATTTATCGAATTGGCTCATAGTAAGGGCAGAAATTTCCCGCTGAGTCCAAATCCTCGGCTCTTTAGTATCTACAGTGGTTGTTTTAGTAGATACAAAATCTGCTGCCGAAGATTTAGGCTGTGACTTCTGCTCTTTAGCTTTTGGTTTAGTAGCGGAGATACCAGTTTCCATTTTATAAAGATCAATAGCTTTGATAGCTAAAGTAACATTATCTGGGTTTTCGTAGATCCAGCTTTGAATTGCTTCAGGCTGTTCTCCGGCCCATTCGTGAAACTTTTCGTCGCCTCGTATATCCTCAAAATCAGGATGTCGAGACTTTAGAGTTTCTTCAGCTTCTCTACGTTGTAAATCTGCTTCTCGTTGTTCAAGAACAGACATCTTCTGTTGCAAAGCTTGCATCTGTTGTTCACTTTGTTGGTGAGCTACAGTCTCTACAGTTTCATATAAATCAGGATATTGTTCTTTAAACTCATTAAGCTCTTCGGTTGACTTCGGCGGCGCATAGGCTGTTTGCCTTTCTATTGCAGCTGCCGTAAGTTCCTGCTCTTTTTGTTTAAAATCCGCAATCTTATTATCATAATGTTTCTTTAAATCGTCGTATCGCTTTTTATAATTGGTTTCTTTTTGAGGACTTTCAGCTTCTTCTTCTTCAGGGGCCGCTTTGCGGGTAGCCTTCTTTTTCTTAGGCTGGTCTTCAAAAAATAACCCTGATGCATCTCCTTTGCTTGGTTCGTCTGCAACGTGCCAATCTTTACGAGAGTTATACGGGTTAGGCTCTTCTTCTTCTTTGCTTACTTTTTCAATTGCTTCAGACATTTTGTCACACTCCTTTAGGGGCTTATTAGTCTTTCAAGGTGGCTATATTATTCGCGTGTTAATATAGGGTCTTGATACTTTAAGGTAGCCTGTAGGTAAATAGTAATAAGGGGTTTAAATTAATAAAGTAGCCTTATCTTAATACGCTTGGCATTCTATTAGCACCAAGCATCTGCTTTCGCAGTTCGTTTTGCGTTTCGTTCATCTGTTCAACACCATATGATTTTTCATTATCCATAGGGTCGAGCGTCAATCCACCAAACGCTTTTTTCATGTAGCCACCATCGTAAGCCCTTTCAGCATCATCCATCATAGTTTGAAGCTGGTCTGAGCCTATTTGATCGGTAGCCTTTTTGGTGAAAACAAATTCACCATCCGATAACCTTGCGGGAACCGAATCTGATACTCCTGTGCCAGGGCCGTCTACTTCCCCTTCACCTGAGAATTCTGCTGCAACGTCCATGACTTTATCAAAGATGTTGCTAAGTCGTTCGTCTGTTTCTAGAACGCCCATTAAATATTCTTGGTCTTCTGGATCTAAAGCTTCGTCTAAGACATACTCTAAGTGTTTATCTTCCATTTGTTCATCGGGAAGTTGAGAAGCTTCTGCTGCTGCCATTTCATCCGGTGGAATGTTAGGGTATGTATCTACAGGCATTTCTTGTTCTTCTATTTCCATTTCGGGTGGTACTAGCATAGAGCCGCCACTAGCCTTATGCACACCTCTAGGGAGGTCATACCCATAGGTGGCCCCTGAGGGGGGGCTTTTACTTATGGGGACTTCCTCCGGCTCCGGGTCGGATTCTCTCTTGCGCCTCTTCTCCCCCGCTTCTTTTATTGTATTCTTTTTTGCTTCTGAATAAATCGATCTTATATGAGCATCTATTCTATCTGTGTATTTTGAATAAGGAGACTCAATTCTTTTTTCTGCATCTTTTAAGAGAGTCATTCTATTTTTATCGCGGATACGGTTCCAGTCCTCTACAAAAGAAGACTCCTCCCTCTCTTGGGGTTCGTATATCGCCTCTACAATTCTTTCGTGCTGTTGTAAGTCTCTTTCTAGTTCTACAAGCTCGTCCCACCCTATGGCACTCCTCCGCTTATCTACTTTAGAACCTTTATCATATTTAATTTTCATTGAATTGCTTTTCATTCGATCCCCCTTAGATTTAGA